ATGTTTAAAAAAGAACATGATAGAAAAGTATGTGATGCTGTTAATGTACTTTTTAAAAGAAGAGAAAATTTAGAAATATTTAATAAAAAAGCATTATATATTTATATAAGAGAAATGACTGGTGTAGAAACTCCAGTAATTACTAAAGTAACAAAATCACTTAAAAAAGTTTATAAAAAATTATATACTGAATACGCTAAAACAGGGTACGTAAAAGTTTAATTTTTTCCATATTTATAATAAAACAATATGGATCCATTAAACCAAGTATTATTCGATGATGTTTCTTTTTCTGATTTATTGAAAGATATTCATGGTAACCAAAAGAAAAAAGCCAAACAATTAGCTCAACTTATATCTGAGTTAAAACCACTAGTTCAATCTTTAGGAGATGCTACTGTTGTAGTACCATTAATTAAGGAATACATGGAAATTAGTGTAAAAAACGATGATGCGCTAATAAAAATGGCAGCCATTGTACAACGTTTATCTACGGGTACAGCAAATTCAGGTGATGGTGGGTTACTAACGGAAGAAGAAATGGCCCAACTTCAGGATTTAACTGAAGAAATAGCTAAAACTGTTGAAGAACCTAAAAAATTAGAAGGCCCCAAAAATGATAACCACAGTAGCTAGAGTACAAAAAGTAATAACGGATAAAGAACTCCATAAAAAATATTATAATATTTATGGTCAAGAAGATTCTATAGGAGGTATTTTATTTAGTAAAATAGATAATCCTACAAGTCCCGATGGAAATACTGATAATTTACCTTTTGCTAGACCTTTATATAAACATATGTTACGTTATCCTATACCTGGAGAAATAGTAAATATAGTTAATTTACCAGGTTCAAATTATAATGAAGAAGGTAAAAATATTTTATTTTATTTACCATCTATATCATTACAAGGAATCCCTAGTTCTAATGACTTACCTGATATATTAAATGAAGATGGAATTTTCCCATCTTTAACAGAATATTTTGATCCTCCTATAGGGGTTAATGCATTATTACCTTATGAAGGAGATTCTATAATAGAAGGTAGATTTGGTCAATCTATAAGATTTAGCTCAACTGTAGATAATGCAAAAGTTTCTAATCCTAATAAATGGAGTAATGAAGGACCTATAGGAAATCCTATAACTATTATAAAAAATGGTCAAGCATTTGATCCTGAAAAAAATAATGGTGATCATATATTAGAAGATATAAATAATGATAATTCAAGTATATATATGTGTTCTAACCAACAAATATCTAATTTTATTCCTGCATCTTTTTATGATGAATCATATGGTCAAGATATATTTAAAGAATCTAAAAAAGATGAACCTAATATAGCTAATGATATAATGAATGAAGATATAAAAGAAGATGTAGTACTTAAAACACCAAGTAATATACCTGCGGAAGAATTACAAGTAATAAACGAACCTATTCCTATTAAAGAAACAGAATATGCTGCTAATGATATAGCAGAAACAGAAGAACAATTAATAGGTTCTAACGATACCTTAGGAGCATTACCTTCTAATTATAATTCGGGAAATATATCTCAAGCAGAATTAACTCAAACATTTGTATAATGGCATTTAATATTTTACATAATATAAAAAGTAAATTAGCTGAAGAAAATAATATCAATAATTTTCCGGGTGTTGATATTAGTAATAATTCTATATTAACTTATAATTTTATTATAAATAACTTACGTTTATTACATTTAAATTGTATTAATCCTATATTGCAATCTTTTCCAGATATAAAAATAACATCGGCATATAGATGTAAAGAATTAAATAATCTTTTAGGAGGTGTAGAAAACTCACAACATGTATATGGGTATGCTATAGATATAGTATCACCTAACTATCCTACTTCTTTACTTTGGAATTGGTGTTATCAAAATTTACCTTTATATAATCAATTAATTTGGGAATATCCCGAAAGAGGTAATTTTACAGGAGCTGAAGGTTTAAAACACTCATGGTTGCATATATCTTATATAGAAGACAATAACATAAAAAAATCTTCTTTTTCTTCTCTTAGAAAAGATTTACACGAAATGTATGCAAGTGAATTAACTACACAAAAAGGAAATTTCACTCATGGTATTAATTTAGCAGACGAAAATTTATTATAATGGCTTATACTCCACTACCTCCAGAAACATATCAAGGAAATCAAGTAATAATTAATTCGGATAGATTAATTTTTAATGCTAAAGAAGATAGTATATTATTATTTTCGGATAAAGCTATTGGATTTAGTACTAATGGAAGTTTTCATTTTGATACTAGTCCCGATAAGGATGAAAGTAAATTTGTAGTAAATTCACCTAATATATATTTAGGTTTAGAATTTGATAATACTTTACCTGTACAACCAGCAGTACTATCAGATGATTTAATATCATCTTTAAATGAAATTTTAGACTCAATTTCAAAAGTATATCAAGATATAGTTTTTAATATATCTTATGTATCAACAAAACCCCCTAGTTTAACAGGAATGAATCCTGCAAATTATAACATACTTGAATCAAGACTTAGAGAATTACAAAGAATAAAAGATGATTTTGAAAGTTTTAAAAGTCAAAATACAAAATTAGTATAAAATGTCTACACAATCAGCAAGAAATACAGTAAGAAGTCAACTAGATAATGCTATATCTAGAGCTAAAATTAAAATTAAAGAAGAAGGAAATAAAAAACTAGCAGAATTAAAACAACAAATTCCTACACCTCAAGAATTAGCTAAAAAGTTAGCTGCTGAAATCAATGGAGATACTTGTAGTTCAGAGGGTATGAATAAATTTAAAAAAATATTTGATGAAATAGTAAATAAACTTAATTTGATAGAAGGTATATGTACAGATGCTTTAACTGTTTTAACAAATATAGAAGAAAAATTAAATACTATTATTAATCAAACTTCAGCGGGACCCATAGGTACCTTAAATCAATTTATTAGTACTCTTAGTGGTCCAGTTCAGATATTACAAAATGTAATAGCATTATCTTCCTTATTATTTTTAGCTAATTCAGGCCCTACAGCTAGTGGTGCAGCTCAAGCCCAAATAGACGAAAATAAAAGAAAAGCAGAATCTAAAGTAGGTGAATACTTAGCTCTATTTACTATGATTCCTCTTATGATTAGTTTTTATGTTAATGAAGCAAGAAAAACACTTGCACCTTTAACATTTTTAAAAAATAAAATACAATTTATAAAAGATGAAGTAGTAAAATTAAAATTATTTATAATAGGTTTAAATTTACAATTTGAAGCAGGATGTGATGCTTGGAATAGCCCAAACCCACCACCATCATTACCCGATCTACCACCACCACCACCTTTAAGTTCATTAGAAGTTTACTTAAGTACAATGGAGGAACAATATGGAGATGTTTTTAATCAACTTCAACAATCAGAAAATACGTTAGCTTTACAAAGAGTATTTGCTCTTACAAGTAATTTTGAAAAAGATTATAATATAAGCTTTAAAACTATTAACCCTTCACAAGGAATAGATACTCCTGGAAGTGGATTTATATCCTACAATCCAGAAAATGATTCTTAAACTAAAAAAATTTTTTTTATATTTATAACAAAACAATAATTAATAACATGAAAGCAAAAACTTTTGAAAATCTAATTAGAAAAGTAGTTAGAGAAGAAATCGATTATGCGTTACGCAGAGAAATTAAATCACTTAAAGAAGATTTACGTGATGAACTTAAACCAACAATAGTAGAACATACTGAAAAAATAGTTGAAGTTCCTCAACAATCATCTTTAAAAGAAAAAATAATGGGTAAAAAACCCATAAAAAAACATAATTTTGTAGAGGATAGTACTTTAAATGATTTATTAAACGAAACAGCAGCTGGTAATACTAATACTCAAACAGCTATGGCTCCCGTAAGTTTATCACAACCATTTTCAACAGGAGCTCCTTTACCAATGGATACAACAGGTATGCCTGAACCGGTAGCAAAAGCAGTAACAAGAGACTATAGTGATTTAATGAAAGCAATTAATAAGAAAAAAGGACTATAAAATATGCCTATAATTCAAGGAATAAAAAGAATAAACCCATTAGATCTTAACAAAAATGTTACGATAGGGGTAGCTTTTCCCTTGGATGAAACAAATTTATTTAGTGGCACTGAAACTATAAAAGAACAAGTTAAATCTAATCTTATTAATCTTCTATTAACACAACCAGGTGAAAGAGTATTTTTACCTAAGTATGGTGTAGGTTTAAAATACTTATTATTTGAACAACAAATAAATTTAGAAGTTCTTGAAGAAAAAATAAGAACTCAAGTAACTAGATATATTCCCCAAATAGAAATAACAGAATTAAGTACGGGTTTATCTGAAAATCAACATACAGTTTTTATAAATATTTCTTATAGATTTTTTACAGATAATAATACAGATTCAATACAATTAAATTTTAACTAATGGCTTATAATAAAGTATTAAATACACCTAAAGAAAAAGAAGTAAAATATTTAAATAAGGATTTTAACTCATTTAAAAACCAATTAGTAGAGTTTACTCAAACCTATTTTCCCGAAAATTTTAATGATTTTTCAGAGGGTAATCCAGGAATGATGTTTTTAGAAATGGCATCTTATGTAGGTGATGTTTTATCTTTTTATACAGATAATCAAATTCAAGAAACATTTTTATCTACGGCCCAAGATAAAGAAAGTATATATAACTTAGCTTATACTATGGGGTATAAACCAAAAACAACGTCGGCAGCAAGTGTAAATTTAGATATATCACAATTAATACCATCTAAAATAGTGGGGGGTTCATATGAACCTGATTTTAATTATGCTTTAAATGTAAGAACTAATTCTACTTTTAGTTCTACTGAAGGAGCTACATTTTATACTACTCAAGATGCTAATTTTACATATTCATCTTCATTAAGTGCAATAAACATTAGTGTATTTCAATATGATGCTTCAAATAATCCAGAATATTATTTACTTAAAAAGACAATACCCGCAATATCTGCTGAGTCAAAAACTCAAACATTTACCATTGGGGAAATAGAACAATTTAAAACCCTAACTTTATTTGATACTAATATTATATCAATAGAATCTATAATAGATTCAGAAGGTAATCAATATTACGAAGTTCCTTATTTAGCACAAGATACTATATTTGAAGAAGTTACTAATACGGGAGCTAATGATCCATTATTAAATCAATATAGTAATGAAACTCCTTATCTATTAAAATTAAAAAA